CTGGATACTAATCGGCTTTTTCGGGTTGTTGTTAATTCGGTGGGTTATGTCCTACCAGACGCAATAATAACACGCCCTATAATGAACCACTCATCCACCCTACATCCGAAAGGACCCTATGGACGGACGCAAAATCGTAAAGAAAGTTTCAGGCTTCGTCATTGGCGCCGGCATCTCTCAGATCATCTGGTCCATCGTTGACAACAACACGCCCCAAGACAAGACTCTTACCCAAGAGCTTCCTGTCACGGCGGCCAAGTTCGCAACAACGATGGTCATCCAAGATGTCATCCAAGAGCGCGTCGACATCAAGATCGATAAGGCCTGGGACTACTTCGACTACGAATTCAAGCCGAAGTTCCGAGACAAACTCGAGGAGAAAAGGAACAAGAGAAAGTAGTTCGGGAGGCGAATACCAAAGCAACACGGTATTCCCTCTTCTTTCCAATTAATCTATGAAAGGATCACATGGAAGATTTCCCAGGTAATTCACACAAGGGCAAAGAAGAAAAGAAGCCTGTGAAGAAGGACCTTGAGAAGGTTGTCACCGGTAAGGTGATCGAGCGCAAGCGTTCCTTCGGCTCGAAGGTCAAAGAGGTGTTTATTGGTGGGGATGGACGAGCGGCTGCCAGCTTTATTGTGGCAGAAGTTCTTCTACCCGCTCTTCGTCGGACCATTGTGGAAGCAACCACACAGGGCGTCGAGCGAATGATCTACGGGGACTCTGCTCCTCGTCGGTCGTCCTCTGGTGGAAGCACCTCTCGTGTTCAGTACAACCGAGCCGTAGACCGGTATAGCCCACAGGCCCGCGGGTTCCTTCCGGGAGAGTCGTCTCGTGTTCGTCCCGCTCGACGTGATGCCAGCGATATCGTCTTCGAAAGTGAAGAAGAGGCTGTGCTGGTGGTCGAGACGCTTGGTAGTGTCATTGAGCAGTATGAGTTCGCGTCCCTCGAGGATCTCAAGGATCTCATTGGGCAGCCGACCTCGTTCGTCGATACCAACTGGGGTTGGAGCAGTCTTGCGCATGTCGAGGTTCGAAGGGTTCGTGACGGATGGCTCGTGATGTTCCCACCGGTGGAGCATATTTGATGGCTGCCATTCTCTTTGCCGTAATATTCGGGTGGTCGGTGGTGAGCGTGGTTGATAGTTACACCAAAACAAAACGCGGCGCAATCATAGCAGCAGTCTGCGCAACGATTGTCGCTGACGTGATCCTCCAACATTTGTAAGGAGTAGTAATGGACGTCCAACAGCAACGGGCGGCGATCGCAAATGCATATCCTGGCCCCGCTTGGGCCAAAAAGGTGCAAAACATGTCGGACGCCCAAGTAACAGCAGTATACCTTCGCTTTGTGGCGAACGGAAAAATCTAAGGAGAAATATGAGTATGATTCCAGTAGGAGTTACGAAAAGCCTGTTCCGCGCCGCCCTTCTTCTCAAGAAGAACGCCCCCAACATCATGTTTGCTGGTGGTATCGCTGGTGTGGCCACGGGAACGGTCATGGCTTGTCGTGCCACCCTCAAGCTTTCGGAAGAACTTCCGAAGATGAAGCAGGACCTTGAGGCGGTTCGTGAGAACATCGATGACCCTGATGAGCAGAAGCGGGCCCTGGCACTCGTGTACGGCGTAAACGTCAGCAAGGTGGTGAAGCTGTATGCTCCGCCGGTTATCGTCTTAGGAGCCTCTGTGGGCGCTCTCACGGGCTCTCACGTGCAGCTTACTCGGCGCAATGCTGGTATGACTGCGGCCTACGCTGCGCTTGCCAAGGTGCATGACGAGTATCGTACTCGCACCCAGGCTGCGCTTGGCGATGAGAAGGAAGAGGAGATCCACCGCGCCATTACGACGCAGAAGGTCGAACTTCCTGACGGCAAGAAGGCGAAGGTCAAGATTGTCGGTAAGGGTGGCTCTGGTTACGGGCGGTTCTTCGACGAGGGATCTCGCAATTTCAAGAAGAACCCTGAGTTGAATCGGATCTTCATCAAGTGCCAGCAAGCCTATGCCAACGATCTGCTCCAGTCTCGTGGTCACGTGTTCCTCAATGAGGTCTACGATGCCCTTGGCTACGAGCGGTCTACGGAAGGATCCGTTGTCGGTTGGGTTCTCGGTGGCGACGGGGACAACTACATCGACTTCGGTATGTACGAGTCGCGCAACCAGGACTTCGTGCAGGGTATCGAACGGGTGTGCCACCTCGACTTCAACGTCGACGGAATTATCTACGACAAGATCTAGGAGGTCTTAATGTACATTCAAGAGATTCTCAAGCAGAAGTGGGTGATTCCGGTTGCGGCCGGAGCTGCCAGCGCTGTTGTGGGATTCGGGACTGGCTTTCTAATCGGTCGACGCACCGGACGTAATGAGGTATTTGACGTGATTGATGCGACCATCGATGATCTTGAAGAGATCCCCGAGCCACAGTTGTCACCATCTGAAGTGCAGGAATACCTAAAGGCCAAAATGGCAGCAGATTTTGAGAAGGCCTTGGACAGCAGTGACGAAGAGCTCTTTGAAATCGCCGCTGATGAAGATGATGACGTCACCGAGGAGGAACTCACTCAGCAGAGTGACGACCTTTCCGACATCGTCTACGAGCGAGTCAATGTCTTCACCGACCCCGAGAGTGGGGCAGAGTGGGACGAAGAGGCTGAAGCTGCCGCTCGTATCGACGGTGAGCCGTACGTGATCCGTGTCGAGGAGTTCATCGAGAACGACAACGAGTGGGCTCAGGAAACCGTTACCTGGTATGAGGGCGACGACATTCTTGCTGACTCGTTGGAAGTTCCGATGTACAACCCCGCAGAGCTTCTTGGTGAACTGAAGTTTGGTCATGGCTCAGGCGACAAGAATGTTGTGTACATTCGAAGCGTCAAGCAGCACAAGGAGTACGAAGTGCTTCGGCACGCAGGGCGATATGAGCTTGAGGTGGCTGGGCACACCATCGAGCAGGAGTTCGAGGATCGGGACCTCAAGCACTCCAACGACCGGAAGTTTAGGTCTGACTGATAATGCCCAAGCCAATTGAAGATCAATATTTCAACTGGCTATGCCAAAAGGTTAGTGTTCCCTCGGCCCGTTTGCCCAACTTACGGTTCAATAATCTTCTCTCTACCCTTCACCAGTTTCAATTTGTGTTTTTAGTATCTGGTGATGATAACCGTGTAGAAGACGGCCGAGACTTACGAATCGAATTCTTGAGACAACGTGGATTTCCAATTGACGGGGCACTCACTTCTCCTGGGTGCTCCGTCTTGGAGATGCTTATAGCTTTCTCTAGAGTTGCTGAGTTCGAGACTGACGAAAGTGCGAAGAATTGGTTTTGGGTGATGCTTACCAACCTTGGTCTTTCTACCGTCAATGACGCTACCCCTATTAATGAGAAGGCGTTACACGATGTCATCGAGCAGTTTGTATTCCGAACCTATAATCGACGGGGGCATGGAGGACTATTTCCTTTGACCCATACGAAAAAAGATCAACGAGAGGTTGAGATCTGGTACCAGTTTAACGAGTACTTGTTTGAATTAGACTACGACTAAAAAGGGGGTTGTGTGGATTTCTATGAAATTAGAGTGAAAGAAAGACGCGATGGCCCCCCTGTGCTTTACCCAGACTGGAACATCGGTAGGTCCAAAGACTTGATGAGTCGAGGACGATCGTTCTATGCTGTCTGGGACGAAGAAGCTGGTCTATGGTCTAGTGACGAGTACGATGTTCAACGCCTGGTGGACGAAGACCTTCACCGGTATAATGACGAATGCGGGAACCTTTATCAAATTCAGAACCTTCGGTCGTTCAACACGAAGATCTGGACTACGTTCCGGCAGTTCCTTCAGAACATCAGTGACAACTACCATACGCTAGACGAGTCGCTCGTTTTCGCTAACACCGAAGTCAAGAAAACAGATTACGCAAGCAAGCGTCTTCCATATTCTCTCGAAGAGGGCCCTATTGATGCTTGGGATGAACTCCTTAGCGTTCTATATTCTCCGGAGGAACGTGCGAAGATCGAGTGGGCTATTGGGGCCGTCGTTGCCGGTGAGGCAAAGAAGATCCAGAAGTTCCTCGTGTTTTATGGACCTGCGGGTAGTGGCAAGTCCACGGTGATCAACATTATTCAGAAGCTGTTCGAGGGCTATACGACGACCTTCGATGCTAAGGCTCTGGGTAGTGGTAACAACGCATTTGCTACTGAAGCGTTCAAGAGCAACCCCCTCGTGGCCATTCAGCATGATGGGGACCTGTCGAAGATTGATGACAATACGAAGCTTAATTCGATCATCTCTCACGAAGACATGCCGATGAACGAGAAGTACAAGCCCGGATACACCGCTCGGGTCAATGCGTTTCTGTTTATGGGTACGAACCAGCCAGTCAAGATCAGTGACGCCAAGTCTGGTATTATCCGACGCCTTATCGACGTGCATCCCACGGGTGTGAAGATCGACGAGGATCGGTACCACGCACTGATGGGGATGGTTGACTTCGAACTAGGGGCAATTGCACATCATTGCCGCGAGCGCTATCGGGAAATGGGTAAGACCCACTACAACTCTTACCGCCCTCTCGAGATGATGCTTCAAACCGATGTGTTCTACAACTACGTGGAGTATTACTACGAAGAGTTTAAGGAAAAGGGCGGTGTCTCCCTTAAACGAGCGTATGAACTCTACAAGGAATTCGGAGCAGAGACTGGAATTGAGCGACTGCTTCCCCAATACAAATTCCGAGAGGAGCTACGTAATTACTTCGACAAGTTCGAAGAAAAGGCAGAAGTCGATGGGGTACTTGTTCGAAGCTACTACTCCAAGTTCAAGAAGTTGACGGCACCGGATCCATTCAAGCCGGACACAACATACCAAATTGCTGTTGATGATATTGAATCACACTTCGACCGTCTTTATGCGGATCAACCCGCTCAGTACACAAAGACTGATGGTAGTCCCAAGTTTAAGTGGGCTAATGTGACAACTACACTAAAGGATATCGACACTTCAAAGTTGCACTTCGTGAAGGTACCCGAGCAACACATCGTCATCGACTTCGACCTTGTTGATGAGAATGGCGATAAGAGTCTAGAGATGAACTGTTGGGCAGCATCACAGTTTCCCCCGACATACACCGAGCTTAGCAAAAGCGGCGCGGGCGTTCATCTGCACTATATTTACCACGGTAACGTCAAGGAGCTTGCTGCTCTTTACGCAGACGGTATCGAGGTTAAAACTTTGCTTGGGGACAGTTCCCTCCGGAGGAAATTGACCAGATGTAACAACATAGAGGTTGCGACCCTTACAAGTGGGTTGCCAAAGAAAGAGAAGTCCATGCTTGGTACGAAGACAATCCAAAGTGAAAAGGGACTTCGAGCACTAATTGACAAGAACCTCAGGAAAGAAGTACACCCTGGGACCAAATCGTCAGTTGATTTCATCCATAAGATCTTGGAAGAAGCGTATGAGTCCGGAATGGCTTACGACGTGCGAGATCTTCGTGGTACGATCCTAACCTTTGCCGCTCGAAGTACTCATCAGTCCGATACGGCCATCAAGGTGGTCCAGAAGATGCAGTTCATCGGGCAGGAGTTCATGCCGCTTGAGGTTGAGGGCCCTGTTAAATCTGACGACCCGATCGTGTTCTTCGACATTGAGGTATATCCCAACCTGCTTCTGATCTGCTGGAAGTATGCTGGGGATGCTGACGTCGTCCGAATGATCAACCCAGAACCACATGAGATCGAGCCTTTGTTCGCGCTCAAGTTGGTCGGGTTCAATAATCGCAAGTACGATAACCATATTCTGTACGCTCGTTTCTTGGGCTACACGAATGAGGAGATCTACCGGCTTAGTCAGAAGATCATCGGCGGCAATCACAATGCGCTGTTCGGAGAGGCGTACAACCTTTCCTACACAGATGCGTACGACTTCTCGTCGAAGAAGCAGAGCCTCAAGAAGTTCGAAATTGAGCTTGGTATCCATCACATGGAGCTTGATCTTGATTGGGACTCGCCTGTTCCTGAGGAAATGATCCCTCGAGTCATCGATTACTGTGCGAACGATGTCCATGCGTTAGAGGCGGTGTTCGAGAACCGTAAGCAGGACTTCGTCGCTCGTGAGATGTTGGCCGAGTTGTCTGGTCTCAGTGTTAATCACACCACTCAGAACCACACGGCAAAGATCATCTTTGGTTCCGACAAGGAGCCTCAGAAGAAATTCATTTACACAGACTTGTCCGAGGAATTCCCCGGGTACAAGTTCGACGGAAAGGAAAGTACTTATCGTGGAGAAGTCACAGGAGAAGGCGGGTACGTTTACGCCGAGCCGGGCGTATATGAGAATGTTGCGCTTCTGGACGTTGCCTCCATGCATCCGACCAGCATTGAGCTCCTCAATCTCTTCGGACCCTACACAGAACGGTTCTCCGAGCTCAAGGACGCTCGTATGGCGGTTAAGCGTAAGGAGTTCGACCGAGCCCGCAAGCTACTTGGTGGTCGACTGCAACCGTTTTTGGCCGCTGGTGAAGATGTGGCCGACGATCTGGCGTATGCGCTAAAGATTGTAATCAACAGCGTTTATGGCCTCACTAGTGCGAAGTTCCCAACTCCGTTCAAGGACAACAGGAACATCGACAACATCGTGGCCAAACGCGGTGCTTTATTCATGGTAGACCTCAAGCACGCTGTGCAGGAGAAAGGATTTACCGTTGCGCACATCAAGACGGACTCGATCAAGATTCCAGACGCTACGCCGGAGATCATCCAGTTTGTCATGGACTTCGGCCAGAAGTATGGATACGAATTCGAGCACGAAGGGACGTATGACAAGTTCTGTCTCGTCAATGACGCAGTTTATATTGCTCGTCAGGGCGATAAGTGGACTGCGGTAGGCGCTCAGTTCCAGCATCCGTACGTGTTCAAGAAGCTGTTCACCAACGAAGAGATTGAGTTCGACGATCTTTGTGAGACGCGAAGCGTTCAGCAGGGGGCGATGTATCTCGACTTCAACGAGAGTGAATTGCGAAAGGTGACGGAGTTTGTGCATGTCGGTCGCACGGGGAGTTTCGTCCCTGTGCTTAAGGGTGGCGCATTCCTCTGGCGTATCAAGGAAGACAAGAAGTACGCGGTTACTGGCACCAAGGGTTACCGATGGATCGAACGTGAGATGGCGGAGAAGCGTGAAGAGCCTTATGGCGACTTCATCGACTACTCATATTTCGAGAAGTTGGCCCGAGATGCTGAGGCTGCAATCGAGTACTATGGACCCTTCCATAGGTTTGTGTCGTAAAAGATATTTCCACTAATCTTAATCAAAAAGGAAAAATCATGATCCAAATTTACCCGGTGGGTTCTCGCTGGGGAGTAAAAGTAGACTTCCCGGGGATTCCATATTCGTGGGCTCAAGAGACTCATGAGTTCGCCAACATCGAGGATGCTCTCGTCTATATTCGACAGTTTACGAACAGGTGTAAGTGGGCTAATCGACTAGGCCGCTTCGCTGGGTTTCTTGACCGATTCGATCGGAGGTTCTGATGCATTCAACTCCGCCAGAAGGCAAGTACGAAGACCTACCCTCGGACATTTCCTTGAAGGACTTCAGTTTCGAGCATTACTACAGATGCGAAGATTCTGTACTTCGTCCGCAGTTGGAAGAGCTTGGGTATTACGCAATCATGTTCATGCCCGGTGAGTACGACGACTTCGGACCGTTGACACGTATTTGCAGTTGTGTTGATCCCGATGGAGTACTCCGCAAGTTCGTATATGGATAGTCATGCGCGAAACATTTACCGTTCATGCCATCCAGCATACGAATTACAAAGGGTTCGAGGGTCGCTACAGGCTATACACGTCTAAAGTGATCCGCGACGAAACGTTTGACATCATCTCGAAGTACAGGGATGAGATAAATGATCCAATCCAAAAGGTGACTCTAACAATCACCGCAGTGACAGACAACGAACAATTAGAAATGGAGCTCTAATGAGTGAACCGCTTACCGCACAATTCGATAAGGCCAAACTGATCTTCAAGAACTTTGAGGGTCGTGAGGGCAAGTTCAACGCCAAGGGCGTGAAGGGTTTCTCGGTCGAGATCCCTGACGAGAAGGTCGCACAGGCCATGCTCAAAGATCGCTGGAACGTCAAGTACCCCAATCCTCGTGAGGATGAGGAAGAGGTCCGTAACCCACACCTCCCAGTGGCCGTCAACTTTTCCATCAAGCCCCCTCGAGTGATCATGATCACCTCCAGCGGCAAGACTCAGCTCAATGAGTCTACGATCGAAATGCTCGATTGGGCAGACATCAAGAACGTCGACCTTATCGTTCGAGGATTCGAGTGGTCTACAAATGACAAGTCCGGTGTCAAGGCATACCTCAAGACGATGTACGTCACCCTTGAGGAAGATGAACTCGACCGTCGTTACGCTGATGAGAACTGACACCACACCTACGCATATTTAATCAGGAGGGTTAATGTACACAACTCACGGTCATCAGATCCCCGGAACTCCGGTGGATCCGAATACTCCAGCAAAAGAGGTCCGCTGCGGCGGGGTTCGGATTTGTAGCGTTTGCTTTGAGCAGACCAAGCAGGCGGAGGAGGTGGTTGCGCTTGCTTTGGGGAATCTTGCATTTTCTGAGGATAGCGGCCTAGTTTCCCATGCCAAAAAGGAGCTGTCACTTCTTGGTGAAGACCCCGACGTGGTTCGTGGTTATATTCGAGTCATTCAGGCATTTGCCGATATGGGGCATAGTGGTGGGTCGGCGATGATTGCCATCCCAACCATCACGGCGCTTCTCAATCATGAGAATCTTTCCCCGCTTACCAACGATCCCAATGAGTGGGTATTCCACGACAAGTCCGTTGCTGGTGGTAATGGTATTTGGCAAAGTACTCGCAACCCAGAGGCTTTCTCCAGTGATGGTGGTAAGAGCTATTGGCTTCTTTCAGAGTGCGAGCTTGACCATAGTCGAGGTCCATCCCACACATCAGTTAACTACTTAGAAGATCCGAGGGACTAATGAGCGATATCGTTTCTAAACCAGCCGATGTGGAAGATACCTATATTCCAACCGAGCCGGACCTCCAGGCAGCCAAGCTGTTAGAGACCAATGACGCAATGGTTTGGGCCGAAGAGTTCATGAAGAATTTCGGCAACAAACTTGACCAGATCGATCGAAGTCTGATGGTCGGATGGTTTGCCAATGCGTTTGCTGCTCAGGAACGGAAGGGTCTTAGTTGGGAGGATCAGGGTTCGATCGATCCTAACGACTACACTCCTTTCGAGAACTTTGTTGCGGGAGCATTATCTACTATGCCACCGTTTGCAAACCAGTACTCGCCTCGTGCGCTTCCTTATGCTAGAGAAGCTTTCAATGCCGCTGCACGTTATCCAGGAGAAGACTAATGCAACCACCCGACGTGACAACAGCAGCGAGTGAATGGGAGCGTACCACTGACCGTACGGCGTTGTGGAAGAACCTGATCCATGACAATGTATATTCCACGGATGGCGGCGTTACATTCACCATTTCGACCGAGCGAGAAGATCCGGAGCGTGCTCGAGAGGTATTTACTTCCCGGAAGGTGTAAATGTACACAACCCATGGGCATTATATTCCAGGAACAGCGCCCACTTACCCGATCCCTGGTATCACTGCACATTGTAAGGGCCTTATCGGATGTTCCAAGTGTTATGGTGAAGCCTGGAACGCCACCACAGTAATGCTTTACCCAGACGATTCAATCCAAAGGATTAGCCTAATGAACAAAATCAGTCGGGATACGAAGGCCCGAATGCTTGTTGCTCGTTACTACAACGATAATCGTAAGCTGCCTGATGAGCAACCCGAACTGACTCTTAGCGAAGTCCATATTGTGTGGTTCGCCAAGACCCTTGGTAATTGGAAAGCCCTCGTTACAACGGACATTCCAGATAACGTGTACTACGAAGTGACCTATAATGGCGCGACAGAGACCACTTACGTAGACGTCTACAAGAAAACAGACAATGTCGCCTTCCCCGATAGATTGGAAAACTTATGAGTGATGATATTCCCGTGACGCACAACGTCTTTGCGGATCGTTCCGTTGAAGAGTCGAAGGCGGCACATCCTTCCGCACAGGATCATATTTCTGTGCTTCAGCCGGATACTGACGAGGCCGCAGTCGAAGCGGTCGTTGAGGACCCCAAGCAGCTCACCGCTGAAGACTGGGCCAATGCCGCGGCAGCGTTCAATAACCTGAGCAAGGCCTGTCTTCAGGGATTCATGTACATCGAGAAGGTTTGTACGGACGCCGGCCAGTTGTGCCTCGACATGTCCGAATACCTCAAAGAAGCAGCTACTCCTACCAATGAAGGGACTGATACCGATGGGTGAAAGTTTAAAGTTTGATCGTTACGTTCGTACTCCGTTTCAGGTTGAGGCGGTTCGTATCACCGAAGAGAACCTCCATGAGATTGCCGCGCTAATCGGTGAGATCACCACGGAGGATGGTAAGACGTTCATCACCATCAACCGCAAGATCATCCCGACCATGGGCAAGGCGTTTCCTGGCTGGTATCTCACCCGTTCCGGAGATAGCCTGCGTTGCTACTCGGCGAAGGTGTTCAAGCAGCAGTTTATTGGGCTTGGCGAAGGTGTCGCCGGATTCGAAGATCTTGATGATCGGGTCACCTGGGCATTCCCCTCGGATACTTCAAAACGACCCAAGCGCGTCTTTGGCAACGGTAAGGTTCCGCCTGACATTCCGGCCAAACCAGTTGCGATCCATGCGACAGTCATCGCGAATGATGAAAGCGGTATCACCACACAGAACACCCTGGAGGTTTCCGAGGACTGCCCGCCGCCTCTTCCCGAGGTTTCCGAGGAGTGCGCACCTCCGCCTCCGGTTAACCCTCCCACGCCAGGGTGGCCTAGCGATCCCGATGCACAGAACATCGTCACCCCTAATGACATTCGCCAGGAAAACAACATCGTCACTCTTGATGATGGGCACCGGAATGTCAACCTGAGCGTTGGAGACATGGCGCAGTACGACCCGAAGACTGATTGATAATTGGTGGTAATATACTGAATGCTTAAATGAGTGCAAAGATCGGGTTGAAGACCTGGCGCTACAAGTATATTCGTAAGTCCGGCCGGTTGCCTACCGGAGCCACCACACAATCCGCTAATAAGGAGATAATTGTAATGTTACTTGCCAACGGTGTAGCCCTTGATGATAGTGAAGTCTATACTCCTTTAATGAAGTTGAGAGATTATGTCATTCCTTTGGAAGACTTTTCCCATTTAGTTCAAGGCGCTAACACAAAGATTCTTCTCACCATGTTAGAACAGGTTGCTGCTGAAAAGCACCCGTTGCTAACCGTGGCCCAATTCAACCTCCTTGTTGCTGAAGCAGAGCTTCGAATCGCAGCGATGGAGCAAATGACAGCCACAAAGGCATAGGAGATAATTCATGTTTATCGATGGTGTTGTCAGAGATCTAAAGGAAAAAGTTCTTCCTATTGAAGACGCGGAAAGATGGGTTAAGAACTTAACCACAAGAGAACTGGTGGAATGGCTTGAAGATCGCATCAACCAAACCGATGTTGATATGGTGAAAATCAAGCGTCGAATCGTTATAGCGGAAGCACAGGATCGCATCGACAAAGCCAAGAAATACAGAGCCTGAAAATGAGCTCGCAAAAATAACAAGCCCTATAATGAGACATAGAGTAGCAATACTCTTAGGCCGACACTCACCCCCGAGAAACTGCCGACGTCTCATTCTTTTTTTTCTAATCAATTCACCTAACATAGGAGAAAAGCAATGTACGAAATGACTACTGACGAGACCGAGATACTTCAGGCTTCCGGCTACATCCCCGCGTGGGTGGAAGACCTCACCGACGGAATGGAGGTCTGCTATCAGGAGCGTCTCGAGCTTCGTGAACTCCGAGCCAAGGGCCTCGAGTACCCCCAGCCCGAGTTCCTTCGCTTCGCCACCGTCACGGATCTGCGCGTCTCAACGCACCCCGACGTCGACGAGCACGGCCAGATCATCGGCGTTCACACGATCATCCGTTGCTTCATGATGGATGACGAGGGTCGGTTCTTCGAGTTCACGCGTGGCACCGGCCACCACATCTGGGTCAAGATCCCCGTGGACGGTGAGTGATGAGCATCGAAGTCGTCATCACATGTGATTCGGGTGGGTGCTACGCACACTCCAACACGTTCGAAACGGCCAAAGGAGCATACAGTTACGAGTGGCTTGTCAATTCCTGGTGTCGATACGACCTGCGTCTGGGCGATACCGAAAAGCCGTTGTGGAAGGACATGTGTCCGAAGTGTGCGGCAGAAACCTTCTTCTGGTGGATCTACATCGTCTTCCAAGGCGGAGAGAACTTCGGATCTGCTTACGCCATCCGTCCCCATGAAGATGGATACATGGCGTGGCTTCAAGACTATGACCCGACCAAACACTCGTATAAGGCTGGAAGAAACGTCGCCAGTAAGTATGGGTGCGGCCCAACACCACAAGAAGACCGTCGCATCAACATCATGCCGGCGTTCATCTTCGACAAGGAGCAGTAATGTATACCACACACGGTCATCAAATCCCGGGCACTCCAGTCGAAGGCGAACGACCACGGTTGGTTGCTCGTTGCAGTGCTGGTATTGGCTGCAAACAGTGTCAGGCGGAAATCGCTCGAGCCCAAGCAAACACAAGTAAGGGCAAGATCGAAGCCGTCAAGGAAATCATGGACGAGAACCGCGTCGACCTTCAAACAGCGATCAAGATGTTCAATCGGCGATGCGAGCCTGGCACCAAGGTTGCTGACTGGAGCAATACTGACGGTCGGTTCGGCGTTGCTGTTGTCGAGAAAAGCGATGGTGGTCAACTCGAGATCATCACCGAAATCGAAATGTCCCCAGATGAACTAATTGAGCTTGCCACGAGTTGTCTCGTGCTTGCTGAAAGGAAGCGCAATGGATAGCACGGAAATCGCAAGGATTCGAGATCGGGCGCTGGTGCTTGCAATCCAGTTCCATCACGACCAAGACTCTCTGACCCCCAACGCGCGCCTGTCCACGCAAATGGAAGTGGAGAGCACCGCAGATTCATTCGCCGCGTTCCTTCTCAAGGGCGCCCGACGTTAATCAAGGAGGCATTATGAAGAAGATCATCTGGAATCTCGGCGGAAAGATCGCCGACTTCGACCCTCAGTCCGGTGTTACTGGCTGGGTCATGCGCATGTGTTGGAAGATCGGGAACCCGGAAAGGGGTCTGTCGTGACACAGTCAGTAGAGGAGAAAACCATATCCATTCGCCAGTTGACATGGATTGGTAGCGAAGTAAAGCGTCAGAAGGCAGACGCTGACGAGGTGGTCGGGATGGCCAGGGCGGTTCTGTATATGCAGGACATTCCGTGGAAGAACGAGCCGTTCGCGCAGCAGTTCGACATGAACGATCTGTTTCGTGTCAATTGTTTAGTTCGGGGTATGTTAGAGTTCCGCATCAATCGAATGGAACCGTCGTATAGGAGCACCCCCGTGGTGTTCCAAAGTGGCGGGCCGAGTTGTCACCCCCAGAGCGTTCCGTACGCCATGGCTCAACTTCTCGATAACATCCCCGATCTGTTCATGGAGGACTCGAGGGATCGCGGAACAGACATCGACATTTGGATCAAGCAGTTCCTCTGGATCCATCCTTTCAAAGATGGAAACGGTCGTACCGCGTCGATTCTCGCCAACTGGATGTTTGCGCCCGATAGACTTGACCACCCGTTTCGGCTTCCGGACTATAAGTTCTGATGGGCGAAGACCTTGAGTACGCATTCATCCAGATGCCAAAGTCCTCTACCGATATCGGGACTCGGTACCTAATCATCAAACGGGACCGCCAGAACGATTACCCTCCAGAGCGGTGGAAACTTCATTCGGAGTACATTTCTCCGAATAACGGATCGAGCTGGAATCCGGCTGGCGAAGAAGAAGTAAAGGCCCTCGTCAAGCATTTGAACAATCGGTAGTAACGGTGGTTTCCGGATAAGGCCTTGAGCCGGAACGTAAGTGATGATGTAGTGACACTAAGGTTGGTTTCCAACTGAATGTAGCGTAAGAGCATAGACTATCATCAGCCACCACTTTCTTGCAGTACATTAAACAATTCCGGCACGAGAGTGCTAAAGGAAAACCAAAAGGGGTTCTCATGGATGAGGACTTCAAGGCGTGTGTCGACTGGGTAGCTACCAAGCTGATGTACTCAGTACCAGCCACGCAAGTCGACTCCGAAATGATCGTGCTCAATTGCGGGCCCGGTCTAGATCAAGAGATGGTCACCTGGTCAAAGCCAATGACCACGTACACTCTTGGGTTAATGCTGAAGGGAGCATTGGCTATGGAAGCCGACTCGTCGTCTGAGCGACGTTAAAGCAGGACTTAGGCTCAGAGCGGTAGTGGGGACAGTTCCAATAATGGTGCTGAAGCAGATGTTCCCCCGTCTGTGGAGCTTGCGGAATTGGTGGTGCACCACCTAACCCACTACGTGTCAATAACCTACCAAAGGAGACAAGTAATGACGCAGTTGAACCTGAAGTTGATCGAGATCGTCCCTGAGAAGATCATCGTCGTCAACGGAAAGCAGTACCTGATCCTCGACGATGTCACGATCAAGAACACGAAGCCAAATGGTGGTCGAAGCATCACTGCGGACGCGGAAGCCACAGATCGACGAGCCAAGATCCTGGACATCATCCGACGAAACCCAGGTATCAAGAAGACCGGTGTGATCGAAGCCATGGAGCGTGAGCACGGAGTCAACCTCGCCGAAAGCTTTTGGAACGCTGCTCAGACCAAGCTCCAGAAGGAAGGCAAGATCAGAGCGGAGCGGATCAACGGGACCGACAAGTTCTCCGGTAACCGGTACTACTTCGTTTCGCCGATCGACCCCGAACTGGAGCGACTTCTCGCCGAGGAAGAGGAGATCGAGCACCGTCTGGTCATCAGTCCGCCGGAATTTCGCAAGTAAGTTAACCTACCAAAGGAGACAAGTAATGACGCAGTTGAACCTGAAGTTGATCGAGATCGTCCCTGAGAAGATCGTGGTCATCGATGGCAAGCAGTACCTGATTCTCGGAGACGCGAAGGTGTCGAGTACCGAGAAGAAGCCCAAGGGAAATCGGTCGACGGACAAGCGTGCCTACTCGACCCCCGAGGACACGAAGAAGCGCCGAGAAGCGATCCTGGCGGTGGTCCGAGACACGCCTGGTCTCAACAAGCAGGAGATCATCGAGGAGATCGAGAAGCGATTCGGACTGGTCTTGACCTCTGGGTTGTGGAACGCTGCGCAGACTGCCTTGAAGAATGAGGGTCATCTCCGAAGCGAGTGGATCAACGAGAAGCAGCCGTTGGAGGGCGCTCGGTACTACGCCGTCTCGTCCAACGCCTCGGAAGGTCTCGATCCGACCGTTGTGGACATGCTCGACAACCCGGGCGAGTACGACAACGCTGCTGATCGAGCTTACCGAGAGTTCGCTCAGGAGGCAACCGCCATGCACCTCGCCGGGAAGAACAACCGTGAGATCGCCGAACACTTCGGTATCAACGAGGCCACGGTTCGATCAGCAATGCAGAGTTGATCTAACTGGTCAAGTGTCGGTAAGGAATGCGACCGCCATTCGGAAGCCGCGAGTCGGCTTGGGTGATGACACTACATAGGCGCATTCACCAGTTATATTTGTGGGATCACATCTAGCATTGAAAAGCATCGCGCTTATCTAGATGGATTAAACGACCAAGCCCGGCGTCCCACTTGGTTTCCGGTGCTACCACAGTCTCTATACGAGTCCATACTGCTCATGAGATCCGTTCGAGTACAGTCTGGTCATAAGTCAGGCCACCGGAATTTCGCAAGCAATTCACCTAACAAAGGAGAAAGCAATGAAGTTGTATTTCGTAGGAAAGACCGCAGACGTCGCAATTTGTAGTATTCCGTTCGTGTCCAAGACGTATGCTTCCGAAATGGCGACTAGCTATAACGAATCTTCGGACGGAAATAACTTCGACCCGCTGCACGTTTTCGAGGTCGTGGTCTACGCGAGTCAGCTGAACAGGATCGACGGATGAAACTGTTTCGAATTCGTCCGATCAACATCATCAAAGGGGTCATCGGTGCAATAACCGTTGGCTATTCGGCTTTCCGAAAAGACATCATCGTCAGCGAGGAAAACCCGGATGGCGGTATGCTCTATCACCGGTATTCAAAGAAGAAGTAACCAAACAAAGGAGAAACAATGAAGGTTGTCGCATGGGTCTGCGGATCCATCGTCCTTCGATTTCACCAAGGAAAAGGCCAAGTAACCAAACAAAGGAGAGTCATGCAAATCGTAATGACCACCAACCAGCGAACCGGAAGCGCATGGCCTCACGACAAAGAGTGGGTCACGTACGGCCCGTTCGACACAAAGGCAGATGTGGAGGTGTTTCATGCTGAAGGCGAGAAGCGTGGGTTGTTCACGTCGGACTACACGATGACATACATGAACTCGCCGGCTCATCCTCCAAGCCACAACGACACAGTGTCGGCAGCAGTAGTACGGTAGTACCTCGTCTGAGCGAGGCTAAAGAGGCTTTAAGCTCAGAGCGTTAGTGGGGACAGGGTAGGTGCGAAGCCGCGTCCGGAATAACAGTCCTTGAAAGAGAGGGCTTGCCCAGGGTAGCGTTGGATTTGAGTCACGCCTTGGTCTATGACCTAACCCACTAAGTAGAACGTCAAGGAAAAGACGGCAACGACAGATTGAGCGAGGATGACTCGCCCCCGCGGTCCTTTTGGGGTCCGGGTGTGTACGGCAATCTTCGGGTTAAACAAAAAACCAGCTCGTGGCGTTACCCGTAAGGGACCCGAGGCGACCGACAACTTCCAGTCGGAAACCTAGTGATCATGTTGGAAGCGTGATCAGCGAGTGATGGTGAGAGATGGGGCCAGAGGGAGACTTATACCAGCTGAGTATAGGAGAACTCTGGTACCCGCTCATCGCTCTATTCTAACCCGTGGCTAAATGCAGAAGCACGCGGTTGGAATCGTTTCTGAACCTCGAAAGAGCCATTTGTGTGGGCGTCGATCTGTAAGTATAAGAACGTGCAGCTACCGGTCTTATATTTGACAGATTATCTGCGGATTCGAAGTTAGTTCGAACGTCGGCATAAAGTACTGCTTCAGAAACAAGGGTTTTGAGAGCAATCCCTTTAACCCGGAACAGGCGCACTATGTGTGTCGGGTACACTCTCATGTAATGAACGGAGCTACCGGGCCGTTCCCCCACAAACACTAGTGTCGGAGCAGAGTCAGAATCGAATGCACCTCATGACAGGAATCCTTTCCTCGAATTGGGTTAGTAGATTTTGGCTCTGCTCCGATGCTGTTTGTATTTTTAGCAGGGGTGGTATAGGGAGACTGGTTCCTACACCATGTGGTTCCTCCAATTGGAGGCGCTCCCGAAACCTGATAGGAGGTAGGACTCCTATTGCATGTATCACAAAGAGAACTCATGTAGACGCCCTGCGTTAAATATCGGATAGTCCGAGGCGCTTTCTCTCGTGCCCCCTGCTAAGAATGCAAACAAAGGAGTAGTAATGGATGAGGTTGTTCTTGTAGTTGCGGAAAATATGGTTGTTTTTCGTCATTGGTGCAGAGACCATGACGTAGACTTCCGAGACAAGAAATTCCGATTTGTGAATTCGTATTGGGATGTATACGGATGGGGTATACACCATGAGTACACGTTGCATCTTCTTGTTTTACACGGAGGATTGGCGCGAATTGAAGCTAGAGAGTACTGGTACGATCAAAATGGTCGGCACGAGAGTATCAGTCCTCTGCAAAACGCCCTAGAAATATCGTTCCATAAACCGTGGGACGTAATCAAAGCAGAAGCAAAAGCGTACGAGTTGACCTACTAAATCAAAGGAGCTGTAAAATGCTGCGAAGTGAAGCTAGTAAGCGTCGTTGTTGTGCGAACAACCACAAGTGTATGAAGGTTCCGATGTTCGTCGGTACCAACATTGACAACGGCAAGGAAAACGAGGTGGCCTGTATTGGTCATGTGTGGCTTCTTGGTGAGCCCGGTTACGGCATGATCCAGGAGGATGAGTACTGATGGGCGCGCCTGTGTCAGATGAACTGATCATGAAGTCAGATAAGGTGACTCTTAACGAGGTCACTAAATTTGATCCCTACCGGGTGGTGTACTACGAAATCGTGGCCAAGATTAACTCGCCAGCGCCATGCCGGATCAAGATCACAAACCGTCAGGATGCGGTTGACCTATTCGTGAAGTTGCTGATGTCTAGCGAGGGGTTGTGACATGATTGACGGAGCATGGGAAGACTATGAAGATGTGGTGGACGAGCTTGAAGACAGAGCCTCATACGGCAAGCGAATCGGAACCACCAAGCACTACCCGGATATTCCAGAAGACGGCCACATGCGTGAAGTGCGGTTGAATCAGAGCAAGCACCGCAAGCGCAACAAGCGTGCGTTCGTCGAGAAGGAACGGGCTAAGAAAGCCCAGCGCAAGCGCAAAGCATAATCACCTAACTAAGGAGATGTAATGGACACATACAAAGTGTTGTACGATGACACGAAGAACTCAGAGAGTGCGTTTTCCGTGATTGTCGAGCGAAGTATCAACTATGACACCGAGAAGCGTTGCCATTTCTACGCCCGAAACCTTTCTGAGGAGACGGCCAAAGAAATCGCCGAGGCCATGAACGCGAAGGAGCGGTGTTAATGACTGATGAGATGATCAACGATCTGGCGACGGCTTTCTATCGGCAGAAGAACACCATCCAACAGGTGGTTTCTGTTGATGAAAATCGGAGACGTTACATGGTTCAACTTGATGATGACATTATCGCAGTTGCTCATGTAATACATAAACACCGTCCGGAATATCACCTGGACACCTACTACGCACTCTCTGGGTATGAAGGCCCATATCCTCGCCACTAATTAAAGGAGCTGTAATGAAGCGTAAGAAGCTAAGTATCAAGCCGAAGTGCACCTGCGGGGCCAAGCATGGACGTCATCGTCTGAGTTGCGATCTGTTCTACGCGGTGGACCGGAAGCTCAAGCGTAAGCACAGGTACCCGAAGAAGCGAAAGCGGTTCTTCCTGTTTTACCCACTCAAGGAGAAGAAGTGATGGAACCCGACGGTCAAGTGGTGCATTGTTACCCACAAAACGGTAGTCAATTCAGCAGCTCTGTCGAAATGGTGCAACACTCCATCGAGACCGAGACGCCTTTGGTTGCTATTTGTGGCGATGAGTGGATGCCCGAATCCCTCGAATATCTCACTGGTGAGCCGTGTCCCGAATGTTTGGATGCTAACCCAGGAGCTTTCAAAAAGAAGGAGAAGAAGTAATGGGTGAATACCTAAACGACGGTTCGGAACCTCCATATCTAGTCAGACACCGAGGACACTTGGTAATGACCCCCGGCGGATGGCTTCTTGTCGAAGTAGCAAATAGAAACGTCCCGCTGGTATCTATCTGTGGGGAAAACCTCATGCGTAACCCGGATTCTGGTTTTGATACCTGCCCAAAGTGTGGCCACATCGCCAAAGCCATCCATCAGGCTCTCTGTGAACTGCCCGAGGATAGTGAATGCAAGGCGGGGCCCGAACCAGAGCCGGCTCCGTATAATGAGCGTGCTCGGTACTACTACGCGTTTCGTTCTGGTCCTTCTACCACGTGTGTGTTGATGCGTCGTTATTGCGACGAAGATGGTCTTTCTCATCGTGGTACAGAGGTGGCTTGGAAAGACATCGCCTCCTATAACCATCGCAGTGATTTGGAAGCTGTACTTCCGTCACTTAGGATGTATTCGTGAGCCTCGATCGATACGTCCAAAACAAGAATCTCATCATTCGTCTGAATAGGCATTACTTCTGGGGCTTCTTCCTTGACACGGACGATAACCTCATCAATAATTACGAGTTTTCTCTTCGTAACGAACGTATGATGACCGCTTTCTGTGGGTATAGGTTTGACCCAACCTCTCTTACTGAGATGTTGTACGACCCGCGCGGGTGTCCTCATTGCATTCAAGCCAGAGATGCGACCCTTGCCATTAACCTAGAGCTAGAGCTTCTTAGTGGAGTGAAGATTACGTCCATCGGCGGTGATCGGCAAGATGTTGTTAGCCAAGATCCACGTTGGCAATACAGCATGAGAAATGGAAAAGGAAACCGAATCATAGTCATGTCTAGGTATTCCGATCCAGAGGGTAAACTTGATGGACTAGAAAAAATGTGGGATGATATTGGAATGTTCAAAAATCGAGCAAAAGCCATGACATTCCTGAAAGCACTGCGAGCCGAAGGATGACTCAGGAAGCAGACGTAGCAATTTGGAACGGGCGCTGCGGACCTCTGGAGTCGGCGCTGTATGTCGTGCGTTTCATTCGCTACGTCTGGTGGGGTCAATTATGGGTAGAAGGGACCTTGTAATGATATACGATCACGATGGTTACGGCTGGAACGGACGATACAGCCCCGGCAAATCAAGAATCCTCGTCTATATGTTCATCCGAGCAATTTGGTGGGGCGACCGTTGGCTGGAAGGAGCCTAATGACCACTCAACTAGACAACCGACCAGTAACCGAAGAAGTGCTGGACACGGACGAACCGATTCTCAGTCATATCGTCCCCGGCACGAAAGACAAATCCGGTCCGGCAGTCGTGATGGAAGCCCGAGTCATGGGTACTCCCGTTACGGCCCTGTGCGGGTACACCTGGGTTCCTTCTCGCAATCCGGAGAACCACCCCTTGTGTCAGAAGTGTGTCGAGTTCGTGCAGCTTGACAGTCAATTCCCGAAGATGTGACATGGCGGCTCAATACACTACGTCAGAAGCAGAAGAAGTTCCTGTATACCAAATCCAAAAACGATGGATGGACCCGGACGAAAACTACAATGAAGAATTGTGGGTATGCACCGCCGAATCAGAGAACCTTGCGTTAATCGAAGGCTCGTATGAACGGGTAAAGGACGATCCGGATTTTCGAATGATACGGATTGTAACCATCGTCACTGAATTGAAACGTAAACCACCTAATTAAGGAGCAATAATGCGACGTAACGAAACTAGCAAGCAGATCATCGACCAGCTCGACGCGCACAAGATCGAGTTCGGCAAGACGTACAAGGACCCCGCCTCCGGCTTTGAGGGTTCGGTCCAGGCAATGTTCTTCTACAAGCACGGGTGTCTCCGTGTATGCCTTCGTGGCGTGAACAAGACCACTGGTGAGCCCGCGGAGTTCACCTTCGATGCGCCCGAGCTGGTGGAGGTCAAGACCGGTGTGGCCGTGCCCAAGGGTCCTCGTACGGGTGGCCCTCACGACTTGATCGGTCCGGCTCGGTAATGGCCATAGAGATCAGTTCGGTAAACACCTACAAACTTCAAAGGTATGGTGGAGTAACTGTACAAAACGAACCCATCTGGTTTGATTCCGTCGGTTGTGATAATCCAAGGCCAGTTGAAGCTGCCTACAAACGCATGAGCGCAGCAAACCCTGATGTGAAGTATCGCATCATCCGCCGTACAATCAGTGAAACGCAAGTTCAACCAAGTCATTTGTAGTAGTTCTCGGCGCTAGGAAGTCAAAGCTCACCTCCGCCGGTGAAGCTTGATATTTCTACAGTCTGCTGTCCCCATCGCGTGGCCGTGTATGGGTTTGACAGGTCAGGCCGCCGAAGCTGTGATATTCAGGAGTGGGTATCACAGAGGTGACGGGCTCCACAGCGGCCGCGGTTACCATAGTCCTGGGCATGACTTGCTTCCCCCGAAGCTAAAAAAGGCCCCTCTTCTTTTTTGATTCACCAACCATTGGAGAATGATAATGGCTCAAATCGTGCCGGCCTCTACAAGGGTTCATATCTCTAAGGTCGGTAACATCGACACCGATAGGTTGTTGCGAAGAATGCAATGGCTTACCGACAATAAGAGTGATCTTGGTAAGGCTGCTGATAGTAGGAAGCGGCTTCGAGAGATCTCTCTTGAGTACTACGCTATATTTGACGAGTTGGCTGGACGGCACATGCCCGGCTGTCTCCCCCTAATCCACCGCGGGCAACACCGAAAGGACTAATCAATGGAAGTACAGACACGTAATGAAGCAGGTGCGTTGCAGTTCTTCGACTCCCTTCGACTCGCATTCAACCATGCCGAGAAAGACATGTCGGTGTGGAAGGTCAGCTTCAATGCGGAGGACGGTTCGCGGGTTCGTCTCATTCGCTGTTGGGATGAGCAGCAGGGAAAGGATTGCTGGAGCTTTGAGCCTCTTCTCCCGACGGATATTCCACCGCCGTTGGTTGATCAAGATGAGCCTGACGACAACGAGGGCGATACGCGTGGTGGCAAGCCGGCTGGAGGATATGAATTTCCACGGGCCAGTAGCGTAACGGCGGGGTTTGTCATGCATGAAGATCCAATCCCCCCAGGGAAAACCGAACGTCTTTCGAAAGGATGACCATGTTTTACGTACTATGGCTTAAGGCCGGAGAAAAGTCGGCAATCGTCACCGTCGAATCCCAGACGAAATCCGCAGCCTACCAGTTCGCCATTCAGGAGTTCCGTAAGGTTCGTGACCTGAAGACCAGCGTCGCGGTGGATGTGAAGACCCTGTACGAAACTGTCGATCCTGCGCTTGCTTCGGAGTTCTACGACCGTCTGATGGAGCAGGTTGAGAAGGATCGGGTGGCTAAGAATGGGCGAAAGAGTTGATATTCCGCCAGAAGCACTTACCTTTGCCAAGATTCGAGCCCATCTAGATTCGCATCCAGAAATCGAGTTGCGTGAAACACGGCAGTTGTTATATTTGGTGCTGGATGCCGTCGGTGAGCCTGTGCGAATTCCAAAGGACCTCCTGTTAAATCCACCAGCCATGTCAATGTTCAAGCAGGAAGACATCGATACTGGCGACGTTCTTTTTACTGTCGAACGAACTACTCAAAAGAAAGCAGATGAATGAAACCTGAGCAGGTAGGCAATTGTGTGCGGTTGGGTGAGACGTTCATCCCCGCGGTGAACATCCAGGTTGAGGGCGTCCCCGGGTATGTTTATTACGCGGATGGCTTCAGCGCATGGTTTGGCATCTATTTCGAGATCTTGTTCGAGGATGGTGCGCTGTGGGTGGTGTCGCAGGGCGCGGTTGAAGAAGAGGTGCTTAGCGACATCATGATCGTCGAATACCCGAAGTTCCAAGAGAACAACCGGATTGCCATTGGTAACTCTGTCAAGACCTGGGACGAATTCGCCACCACATACAACGAACGGAGAAACGTCCGTGGGTAAAGCTATTGAGTTGACGTGGCGTAACCGTGACGGAGAAATCCGTGTCGAGTACTGCCTCATGGTCGCCGACGACATGCCGATTTCTGTTGTTGGTATTGGTGTGCCTACTGGAAAGACGGTTGCTGATATTTCTGGCGACATGGTGATGTTCGAGGATGGTGAGGGTTTGTTCGGTGTTCCTCCTCGAGACGTGATCAACATTCGGCATTTGAAGTAACGGTTTAGCCCCTGTAGCCAAGCTGGTTAAGGCAGCAAACTTTTAATTTGCAGATCGTGGGTTCGAATCCCACCGGGGGCACAGATCATAAGTAGTGGGCATTTCTAGAGTGTAGGCGAAATCCACGACGGTGGAGCCGAGGCCAAACCACGGTGCTATGCTGAGCCGTTCCTACTACTTATGCTGATCTCGCAGCAATAACAAGCGCTATAATGAGAGAAGCCAAATCACGGCTTCATCTTTTTTCAATTCACCTACAAAGGGGAAGTGAATGTTCAAACAATTCGCAGAAGTGCGAGCAAAGCATGAGCCAGAGTTCTGGGGAACTGGGTATGTGGTTGATGTTTCACACGCATTCCCAAGTCTACGAATTGTATTTTGGGTTGGTGACGCTGGGGACGATGGTACTGCCAGATGCTTGATGATGTTCCATATCGACAACCTTACGGAGGTCTGATGTCTAGCGGATCTGCCTTGGTAAGACTCGAAGACGGCACTATCAAGTGGACTGTCTACAGCGGCACCTCCGATATTCTGAGTGCGTTGCTATTCGACACAGCTGATGAAGCATTTGATAACCGTGGAAAGAGGATGCCCGAACCAGATTGTCATTGCGAACCACAGCCAGTAGAGATCTGGACCATCTATGGCGGAGAGTTCGGATGGAAAGCTGACGGGTGCGAGCACCGTGTGCATAATCATCTTGCTCCGCATGGGTTGGAGGTAAATTACTGCCAGTGGGCTCCTGGCGAAGAGCCCGTTGATCTGATCGAAGTGCAGCCCGATTGGGTTGTGTTCTAATTCACCTACAAAGGAGAAACGTAATGGCGTTGAGAGTCGCACCACTTAAACCGCAAGAACAAGGCGGGGTTAAGTTGGAAGATATCTGGCAGGAATGGTTCTTGCTATATGACGGGCAAATCCATCCGGGTTTTGTGCATCGCTTCCTCATGGCGAAGAGAGGTCTGAACACCTTCTGGCGGAACAAGGGCGAGACCAGAGATGGTATCCCGCTGTCGGCATTGGTTAGTGGGTTCTGATGATCAGAGTCTTTGTTGTATCAAGTCCACGTTGGTTGTCATTCCGTATGCACTTCAAGGGGACTCATATGAGAATGCTTAATGTGGGAGAAATTCTACTTGACACCCCTTGGTTCGATGACGTCCCTCTATCTGCATTAGTGCAGGACTTCTGATGATCTTCGTCGGAACAGATTTCACAATAGAGATGTTCTGTATTTCATGGGTTCTATGGGATGGAACATGTCTATATCGTGTAAAAACCGTTTTCATGGATGAGTTACACGATTGGGAAACACACGACGGAATTCCAATGACCGCACTAGTCCAGGGGTTTTAATGCTTGAATACCAGGAAGTCATATTCCAACGAAGCAAGCACATGGTGGCCCCAATCGGCGACCTATATCCTTCGTGGGACTGCACGTACTGCAATCGAATCATCCAACTTCTCTGCGGATTCCATCCAGGAGCCAGAAATGGAGTAGAGCAATGGAAACCATCTTTATCGTGATGGTGGCGTTTATCGCAGCCATTATTTGTGGAGTAGGGTTTGCTGTAACGCTGTTTTCACTTACGTATTACATGATCCAACGACATATTCGAATGGCGCGTAAGAAGATCGCCGCGATGGAAAGGGTCTAATGTTATTCACTGACGAAGAGCTAAACAAGCCAATCGACGCTACCTTTACTTTGAGTGAGATCATCATTTATCGAAGTTCAGTCAATCGTCGACGCAAGGACAAGATCAACAACGTTCGCAACATGCGACGTAACGGTAAGCCGCAGCATCTGATTGGGTTTGTCGAGCGGGATATTGAGCGAATGGGTCGTGCGATTCGGAAACTCGATAATCTAATCGCAAATTCGTTCTGACCTAGCAAGAATAACAACTCCTGTAATAGGACCAACAGAAGGAGTTGCACAATGCATGAAGTTGCATACCTGCTCGCCCTGGCCAACAAGATCGCCGCAGAGAACGGCCTCGCCGAATGCGCCACGATCCTCGCCAAGCTCGACCTGATTAACCCGGACACCACTCCGGCGGAAATCATGGATGAGATGCGTGAGGCTCGCGCCAGCATCGAAGAGCACCAGAACACCCTGCGCGAGATCTTGAAGGACAGCAACAGCATCCTCGCAAAAGCAAAAGCACCAACCAACTGAAGTCCCCGCAATACCCCAACGAAACACGGGGTGTTGCTTTCTTTCCCTAACCTAGGAGTCAATTCGTTTTGACCTAGCAAGAATAACAACTCCTATAATAGGACAACAGAAGGAGTTGCAATGAAAGATATACACTCAATGCTTGACGAGCTCGCCTACAACATGGCCCGCTCCAACAAGTCCGCAGCCATCCGAGGCCTCGCTGATTGCGACGTGCTTCTCGCCAAGATCCGCCATACCGAATCCGAATTCACCACCATTTCGGAACCAAACATGGTCGACTTGAACGAGATGTTCGTCGATATCATCGACCAGAAGATCAAGCTACAGATCATATTGGACGAAAGCCAGAAGGAAATCGACAAGTACGAGAACACCCACAAGTAACCCCCACAGAAGTCCCCGCAATACCCCAATCAACACGGGGTGTTGCTTTCTTTCCCTAACCTAGGAGTAAAAATGATTGTCGTAATCGATGACGAAAGAACGTTTGCCAACATGTGGGAAACGGAAGTAGTATATCTTCGCACGAGCCAGGAAGCGATGTTGTTCTTTGCCGAATGGGCAACCGAGACAAACTTCCTGCCTTCAGATGCCACCGAGGATATCACTCAGATCTGGTTTGATCATGATCTTGGTAGTGCAAGTAAAAGTGATGCGGCGTTGGTGGCAAAGCAGGTTGCGCTGATCCAGAAGTATGATCCTTCTGGGATCCTGCATGATTGTGCTATTCTGGTCCACTCACAGAACCCGGTAGGGGCAAAGAACATCAAGAACATCTTCAACAGCCTCGGCCTTGATTGTCAAATCACAACCCTTCCACGTATGGAACCTAACTAGGGAGCCGTATGGACCGAGAAGAAATAATCATCCATCTCGCTAATGACCACAACGTCTCGTTTCTGAGTGAGGGTTTGCTGGATTACAGCACGGAAGACTTTGAGGAAATCCATGCTTTCATCCACAACCTGCAAGAAAGTATCCTACAGGCACTAGAAGAGGAAGCAAAATGCTCCATTCAGCAGGATCCCAACCGGATCCATGGAACAGAAAGTCGTCGACCGACCGGCTCATTGATCTCATTGATTCTGGGGTCAGTGTTAAGGAGGTTGCGGCAGCTTATGGGTTGACCGTCAAGAAGGTCGCTCATGCTTACACGGATCACGATCGTCTGCGTAAGCCCAGGAAAATTGAAGAGCACAAGATCGATCACACGGTTGTTTCCGAGGTTGTCTACGAAATGAACCGTGACTATATTGCCCGTTGCTATCACTGCATCTGGCAGTCGAAGAAGTACGGAACAAGACCAGACGCCCAAGAAGCTCTCGAGCTTCATAATTTTAGGGAGCATTCGTGAGTGAGAAACGTTCGGAAGTACACAGACGCACGGCGCATTGCTGTTGCGGTGCTTGGAATTGCACCAACGAGTTGTTGTTCATCGAAATAAACGGGCGGCTGCTTGTGAAGTCGTCATACTCCACCCCGGTGACATGGCTGGACCGTAAGGCAGTGCTCGGCACCGCATGGTGGTCGATCAAGAACTTCTGGAGGTCGAAGTGAGTCTCTCAAAGCAATGCAAGTACGAGGATTGTAAGGCCCGGGGAAATATTGCGGGGTATTGTAAGCCTCACTACGACACCGTGTACAAACGTACCAGCGACGGCATGAACAGCTACGGGAAGCCGAAACTGACCGCACAGCAGGTTGCTGAAATCAAGCGGCTGCATCGCAACTTCAAGACTCAGCATTCCATCGCCAAGTTGTTCGGGGTATCTTCCGACACCATCAGACGAGTGACTAGAGGACAGTACACGCCTCAAGAAGAGGCCTAACAAAGGAGCTCAACATGGGCAAACGTGGACCAAAGCCACAGAACGTCGAACGTAATGCTGAAATTGCACGGCGGGTTGCTGCGGGGGAAACTCTCCAGGCAATTGGGGATTCGTATGGACTTACCCGAGAGCGCGTTCGTCAGATCGCCAATCGGGCTGGTGTTACTGTTCGGTCACAAAAGATAGAGGCCGAAAAGCGGTTCAAGATCTTTTCTGAGTTGGCCGACGAAGGTCTTACTCGGCACGAGATCGCGGAACGATCCGGGTATCCATACGACACTGTTTGTGACGTTATGCGACGGTTCGGGATTGAAACGGCCCCGTTAGTGTTGAAGAAAGACACCCACGGCACCGTTCAGTGTTACCAAAACGGTTGTAAATGCGAGCCGTGCACGAAAGCGAACTCTGATCGTCATAAGAAGTGGATGGAGTCACAGTCTGAAGATCGTATTCCGCACGGGACTTTATCCGGTTATACCAATTGGCGGTGTCGATGCCCTGAGTGCAAGCTCCAGGGGTCCATCTCGAACAAGAAGGGCCGGGAGCGTCGTAAGGGGGCAACTCCTCCGACGCATGGGCGCAGTGGTTACGTGAACTACGGATGCCACTGCGCTACTTGTGTTCTTGGTTACCGCCAGTACCAGAACGCCAGGCAGGAACGCAAGGTTCGTAAAGCCCAAGAGGAGGCATCGTGATTGTCGAATTCTTCATCACCGAAGACAAGAAGTTCGCCTATCGGTACAAGGCCAGAAATGGGAAGGTTCTAGCGACCTCTCACGGTTACAGCACGTATCGAAAGTGTGCTGAGGGTTGGCGACGATTTGAGGGTGGGATGGGTTGGGGATCAAGACATACGATCCGGTTCTCCAAGGAGCTCGTGGACTTGTGACGCATTTCACCTACCATTGCACATGGGATCGGGTGGTTCCTCTTGCCGAAAGGGTCGAGGCTTGCTACGGGCCAAGTTGGCGTGAATATGCCACTATCATCCCGCACGATCATGATGACTGGACTCCCAATGTAGATCGATTAATTAACGATCCGCTATATAAGGCTTCAGTTACTCTGGTTCTACAAATCATCCGAGAGATGTGCAAGCTCGTGATGTGAAGGTTTGTCCGCGTGATGGAATAGGTAGACATAGGGGTCTTAAACACCCTGGGCCTAACGGCTGTGTGGGTTCGAATCCCACCGCGGACACTTGTTAGGATATGGGTCTTGATGTGGAAACTATTCAAGCGTCTCTCCTTGGGCGCGTTAGCCCTAAGTCCTAACACCCTCTATCAATTCACCTAACTAAGGAGCAATAATGAAGTTAAAGCATGGTAAGTACCTTCCCCGTAAGAACACCCCGAAGAGCCAGCGGCAGAAAGACGAGGTCGTCCAGAACACCCCAGACCCACAAATCCTTCAGAATGGGCTTGGCCACATCTTGAGGCTTCGTAAGAAGCGGTAGTAGGAGATGTAATGGACACCGACGAGAAGTGGCCCTTCATGGTCTATGAGGGCAAGGAGTATGCTATGGGCCCCGACAACGGATGCTTTTATCGTTGGTGCTCCATGGCGCTTGGGGTTTGTGAGGGTGACGTGATTTGGCAGGATCGGTTCAATAACAAGTTCTGCCACAAGCATAAGCCCGAGGGGCTGAGTAGGAAGGTTAATTCACCTAACTAAGGAGTAATAATGGTTCAACATACAGACGAACTATCACCATCGCCAGATCTGATCGGCATGATCAAGCGGTTGCACTACAAAGAGGGTTGGGCGTTCAACTACCTTGAACCATTCCGCTTTCGGATCGACATCAAGTGCACGGATTCGACTGGTAGACACGAATCGAATCGGCGTGTTCCTGATATGAGTTTCAGTATGGATTATCGAGACGTTACGGACACAATCACATTCCAAGATATCGATCGGCCATTCGTCGTGCAGCATACGTTTGTAATCCCTCCCGAAGCGGTGATGTTCTCTGAAGCCGATATGCGCCGGTGGTTGCTGGACCGGATTGTTGATGTGGAGACTCACGAAGCGTGTGAGTTCTTTGCCCTTGAGAGTAAGACCTACCCCGGGTCATATTTCAAACCGTTCTTCCCACACACCGGCGATTTCGATACCGAACATCCATATCGGATTATCGATCGGACACCAGAGTAATGGACTTCATGTATCTAGCCAACGACTACAAGCAAGTTCTTGTGTGGCTTTGCTGCGCTACACCAGGGGGTACTACTAAAATGCACACGTGGTTTGTCGATGAAAGTCGAAACCATGACGACGTAGGCTTAGCCGGCCTTGTCAACGATTTCTAATTCACCTAACTAAGGAGTAATAATGACTCGTACAATTAAGACCTTTGCCACATGCCTTCGTGTTGGAGACGTTCTTCTCTCGTCAAGAGATTTGAACGAATGTACCATCATCGATATCTGTGGCGATAACCATAGTTTTACGGCCACGTTTGATACTTTGTACAATGGTTCCCGCGGTTGGACCTTCACGCCTATTGACGTAGTAGAGTTGATCATGCCGAAGAAGTTCGAAGAGGACCAAAACCCGACGCAGCTCATGTCGAAGTATGACCGAGTGTTCGACTCGACTTCTCGTCATTGGAAGAAGAATGGCGAACTTAACAAGCTGTTTCTCCGGTGTCAATTGAACTACTTCAATGATCTCCTTCACGCCCGTGGCCATGTCTTCCTCAACGAAGTCTACGATGCCCTTGGGTTCGAACGAACTTCTTACGGAGCTCTCATGGGTTGGATTACCCCAAGCATCGGAGCCATTTCGTTTGGGGATCTTGAGAAGCAGCGTGTCGTGAACGAATTTGTCTTGAACTTCAACGTTCAGGGCACGGTCTTTGACACTCTGCCCGGAGATTGGGAGATGCCGTGAACGATGAAGAGCAACGAAAACGCATGAAATACATGCTGAATCAGCAGGACAAAGCGTACAAACGTGGAGCATCAGGCAACTGGTTCCAGCGATGGATTCCAGGCGTCTGCAAGCACAAACATATTCGCTGCACTCACGGCGACGAAATCATCGGGAGAAATTTCCGGCGGAGGGTGTGTATGGTGTGTGGTCGAGCATTGAAGGGACCTCTTCCATCAATGTGTTATTTCACCGGTGGATTCCACCACGTCGTTAAGGAGCAAGATGGAGCCCCAACTAGTTTGCAGTAAGTGTGGAATCTATAAAACCGAGGTGTGGAGTCCTATGTGGCGGAAGTGTTGTTTTAAACACTGCCCAGAGGGTTCGCCAATCCTTGTTTGCGAGTTTTGTGCTGTAGAGTTGCACCCAACCGAAATCATTTTCGACCCATAATTCTATAGGAGGAACCAATGCTGGTAACCATGGTGTACGACATCGAAAACCCTCGATCCACCCACAACGTCATGTCTTTGCTGCTTCAGCTAGACCATATCGTTGACACTTCTCTCCCTGATGGCACGCCTGTGTCTGGGATGCTCCGAGAGGTAAACCCTCTGGAAGGAGGAAGGCTCGTTGAACTGACGGTAGAAATCGATGATCGCTACGAAACGCTGTATTACGTAGATCACGATCACGAGCAAATGAGTCTAGTAAATAGACACTAACAGAAAGGTTTCCATGGCTGCACATACACTATGGATCGACCCAGCACCTGCGGCAGCGCATGGTATTGAGGTCATTTACCACCCGATCAATGCCGGCTTGGATATTCGCCCCAATGAAGGACCTAAGTTTACTCTGCATACCGCGGAGACCGGCTCAACTCTAGCAATCGCTAACATGCTCATTTCCTCATGGGCACGTGATCCCGGTCGTGGGCTCCCTCATTTCCTTGTGGGTAACAAACTCATCTGGCAGTTACTCCCCCTTAACGTCGGTGGTTATACCCTGGAGAATGCTCCTGGTGGAGCTGATACCAACCGGTCTGGGCCCAATATCCAGGCTGAGGTTATGGGCTTCGCCGCTGAAGAGTGGGACGACGGTACATATGAGGCCGTCGGTTACATGCTGGCTGCCACGAAGAAGGCTGGGCATGACTTCGACATTGAGAAGTACCCTCGTTTCTGGGGTGCCAATGAAGGAATCATCCTGGCTCGGTACGACTCTCCTCTGCGAATGGGCGCTCAGGAGTTCATCGACTACGATGGCTGGACAGATCACAACCATACCCCTGAAAACGCGCATTGGGATATTGGTAAGAAGAACGGAAAGCGCATCCACGATATTACTGTTAAGTACCTCACCCTAAACGGAGAAGATGATATGACCCCCGAAGAGTATGTTGCCGCTACCAATCCAATGTTCAACGCCCTTGGCGACCGGATTGTGAAGGCTCTCCAGGAGACCATCGCCGCCAACGACGACAAGTGGATGGGTGTCAATGAACTGGATGGAAAGCTTTACACTGTTCTCAGCGGTATGAAGACCTACGTCGAGCCGGTTCGCAAGCCCGATGGGTCTGTTGACGATGACGCGACTAGCAACCGCATTCAGGATCTGATCCGTATGGGCTACGACTTCCGTGGCAACCAGGGTGAAACGCTTGTGGACCTTCCGGTGTTCCCGCTGAAGTACTCGTGAGTTATATCTGACGCTCCTCCACTAATCTTAATCATAGGGGCGCAGGAATAACGAGGGGTATAATAGTACCCACACACCGGAGGAAATACCATGCTCGACTTCCTGTTCGAAGCCATGTTCATGATCACCATGATCGCCATGATCCCCATCGTGACGATCGCATGGGCGATCCGATACATCCGCAACAAGTAAGCCCCGCAGTAGAACCAACCGCAGTACGAGTACATTGGAAATGTCATAAGCAACACGACATTTCCTTTTCTCACGCAGGAATCACAAGGGCTGTAATGAAACCCCACCATGCTTCGCCCACCTAGATCAAGGAGACGCATCATGGCCTGATTTCAGAAAGAGGGGCCATCACAACCCCCGCACATGGCCTCTCTTTTTCTTTTCTCACGCAGGATTCACATGGTGTATAATAGGAAATCCGCCTAGACCGAAACGGAGCACATCATGCTCAAAGACGTCCCCCGCGCCATCACCATCCACTCCGACCTCATCAACTGGCTCGAGCTGTTGAACACGATCGATGTCGACCAAATCCCCCAAACACAGGAGGAGCTGGACGACATGAAGATTGCCACAATGCTCGATATCATCGACGTGAGCGAGGCGTTGTTGGCGACCGCCACGACGAACGAAATTGTTCGCAACATGTAACCGCTTACATCTAGAGATTTACAGAACCTCTGACCCACACGGGTTATGTTCTTCTTTTTACATATCTTCTCGCACGATTCACAAGGCATATAATAGACACCGTCAAACAATCGGAGAAACGCAATGAAAATAGCATTTCGCTACTTGTTCGTACTCTTCTTCGCCTTGATTGCTCTGCAGTCTGCGCCCAACACCACCTCAACCTCCTCGGTTGTCGTTACCGTGAACCACCTGGTTTCCGATGTAACGGCTAAGCAGGACGCTGAAGATGCCCGTTGGTCCGGACTCGTAGCGGTACATGAGGCGAAGCAGGAGCGCGACCACAAGCAGTATGAAATCAATATGCACCTGCAAATCGCCCAACGTTCGATCAGTCAACTCCCGCAGTCCCTTAACAGGGGCTGAGGGTTTTCTTTCACGCATATTTAACATGTGGTATAATGGACCACAGAAAGAGGCCCCAAATGGCATCTGCCGAAACCGAGTTCGTGAACGAGCTTGGGAATGACATCGACATCAAGATCGAAGACCTGGACGACAGCGTGAAGCTCACCATCACTGGACCAACCAGTACGAGTGAGTGGACCGTGACGCCCATGGAATTCGCCAAGATGCGGATGCTCATGCTCATGCACGCATCGTGCTCGGACCACGACTACCTACGGGAAATCAACCCCTGATCTGAGAACCGCTGACCCACACGGGTTATGTTCTTCTCTCACGCATATTTAACATGGGGTATAATGACACATCCGCCTGCCGAAAGGTAAGCTAATGAACCTCTTCACGTATGTCGCCGACATGATCGACACCCATCCGAACATCACCGCAGCCGCCCTCTTGGGTAGCATGGTGATCTGGTGGATCGTCTATACGGTGCATCATCAGAGAAGGCTCTAGTTACCAACGCAAAGATGTATAGAGGCAGCCAGAACATCGGCTACCTTTTTTCTTCTCGCAAGGATAACAAGGGGTATAATAGCACCTCTACAGAAACGAGTACATCATGTTCAAGAACATCGTCGTTTTCGCCGCAGGAACTGCTGTTGGAGCAACCGTCGTGTACGGTATGTTCACCCTCGGTATCACCGTCATCGGTCAGATCGAAGAGGCGGACCCCGGACACCCGTTGCCCCGCAACAGCGAAGAGCGTCGCGAGTACGTGAAGTTCTGGTTCAGCACCCTCCAGAAGTAGAAGCACCGAAATGGGGTCCCTGACCAACCGGTCATACCCTTTTCTTCCTCTCGCAGTAATAACATGGCCTGTAATAGGACCTACCACAGAGAGGAGAAACCCATGAACGAAGTTCTCTTCTGGATCATCGCGCCCGCACTAGTTATCAGCGGAGCTGCGTACGATGCCCGAAGGCGACAACGCCACTGGTCAAACCGCAACTGACGCCGTCCTGGATGTAATACCTGTTACACAAACGAATATCAAAATACCCAACGGGTATTACATTTCTCTCGCACAATTAACAAGCCCTAAGATGGAACACTCATCCATCTAACTCCCAGGAGTCCCCATGATCGAGACCACTTCGAAGAACATCTTCACCGTCAAGAACGGCTTCAAGTTCGGCATCGGCTTCGTGCTCGCGCGAATGCTGCTGACCGCCATCGACAAGTCGTTCTACCACACCATGGTGGAGGCCATCAAGAAGAACCCCGAGCTCGTGAAGCTCATGGACAAGAAGTAGAGAAGTACGTTCTGAGAACCTCTGACCCGTAACACAAGGGTCATGTTCTTCTCGCAGGTTTTACATGGGCTAAGATGGAACAACAAGGAGGCCCACCATGGACCCTTACTATGCCGTCAACCGGCTGAACGAACTGCAAGAAGACATCGACCATCTCGCCGTGCTGTTGCTGAACCGATTCGAAACCCCTCTCACCGAGAAGGTTTTGGACGAGTTGCACCTCACGCTGGGAAATGTGTCGGCTGTCATCACCACACTTCGGTTCAGCATGAACGACCCAGCAGTAACATCCGCGCTCGCCAAGAAGTAAATTCCAGGGGGAGATACCAAAGTAACACGGTATTTCCTCTTCTTTTTCCAACCTAGGAGACACAAATGAATGAAGAAACCCGCAACAAGATCCGCGGAATGATCAAGGAAAACGTCAATCCGATTCTTGAGCGTCGCGTTGAGATGATGCATAAGCATGACAAGGTGGTTACCCGACGCAAGGAACTGCTCGAGGCTCAGCAGAAGCTCAAGGTTGCTGAAGACCTGTATGCTGCTGATGCCAAGAAGGACGCTGTCGAATTCGAGTCTCTGATTGACTTGATCAGTATTTCTGGGTGGAAGTTCTCCACCACGGATAGCCACGACACGATCCTGACGCTACTTGGTGGTCGTCGCACGGCGGAGAACGCTACTCTTGTGGCACCGTTTGTGAACTCCATTCTCGAGCGGTTTGTCGAGCCGGATGAGCGCCGATGAAGAGAGATACTAAGGCCTATATTTTCGTAGTTGTCTTGTGGTTGATTCTGATTTCGGCGGTGTATATCTTCATCGCATACTGGAGTTAGGGGTCTCATGCCAAAGGTTTACAACCGACACCACAAGAACGTTCCGAAAGACGCGGTATATATCGGACGGGGTACTCCATGGGGTAATCCGTTTAGTCACCTGTCTCTTCCTGGAACCGAGCATGTTGAGACTCGTGGCGATGCTGTTGAGCGTTTTGCCGAGCTCGTCAAGGATAACCCGGCGTTCAAGCAGTAAATCAAGACCATTCTCAAAGACAAAGATCTTCTATGCTCGTGCGCACCCCTGCCTTGTCATGGTGATGTGTTGCTGAAGATCGCCAACGAATAGGGGGACGCGTGTTTGTAGTAGGGTTCACAGGAACACAAGAAGGAATGACTGTCCTTCAGTACAAGCGAGTAAATAGTAAGCTGCATGAGTTGGCTGGTGAGAACTTCGCGCTTGCCGTGCATGGCGATTGTATTGGAGCTGACGCTCAGTTCGGACGCCTTGCGGGACAGCATGGTTATATTGTCCGTGTAAGGCCTGGTAGTGATCATAACGGCCACACACCCAAGCGAGCTCATGGATTGTATGACGAGGCGTATCCCCCGGAGCCATATTTGACCCGGAATAAAAAGATCGTCGACGATTGCGATCTGTTGCTGGCTTGTCCTAAGAGTTCTGAAGAAGAGCTGCGATCTGGTACGTGGGCTACCGTTCGCTATGCTCAGCAAATGAAGAAGCCCGTCCAAATAATCTACCCGTTTTAAGGAGTCTTAATGAAGAAGTTTGATTTGGTTAAGCCCACTGAAAACGAAGGCCGAACGACGGACTATCAGCAGGGGTTTATTGAGCTGACTCAGTATATGGAGGAGCAGATCGCCAACGGCGTTCCCTATATGCTTGCTCCGAGTATAAATACTAATACTGGTCATCTGCAACACGTGTTGTTGAAGCCAGCGAAGGTTTCGTCAGGTATGAGTGGCGAAGCATTCGATACGATGATGGTTGAGTATCAAGAGATGCTTGAGCGAGATCTACTTAGACTCGCGCGGCATTGGTGTGGAGGTCTATCTGCCGAACATGCGCGTAAAGAACGACAAGAAGACCGCGAAGCATGGGAACGAAAGATCCGCGAAGAAGAACGTGCCAAGGCTAAGGCCGAACTAATCGAGTTTATGGAGAGTTTGTGATGGATGACGAAAAGATTGTTGATGTTATTCTTTATGATGCCGTGGGTCCCGGTTTTACCGTCGGTTCCATTCGGGTTGATGATGAATTTAACCATGTGCTGCTAGCCGGTGCTAAATACGAACTTTGCCCAATGTATGGAGCATCGCATCGACGTGGACACCCAGTAGAGCTTAAGCGATTTATGCTGTCGCCAATCCCGGCCGAGGAAACACCTAAGAAGGTTCCGGTCGATATCTCGGCGAAGAACCTTGTCGCGGACTACCAAATCGCCAGCATTTCTGAAGACGATCGTGGTATTCAGATCACTTATGCCAAGAAGACAAAGACCGTCGAACAGCTCGAGCGTGAGTTGGATCTTGCTCGGCATGAGATTGTTGAGTTGAAGCACGCCGCTAAGCAGCGATACGATCAGATTTACAAAGAGTGCCTGGCTGAAGCTAAGCGCGACATCATTCAAGCGATTGGAGAGCTATGACTGTTTACTACCTTGTGTATGATTCGCTTGGTCTCGCTTTAGAGCGGATTGGAAACTTCCGAAGCGATAATAAAACGCTGAACGATAACTTGGCTAATGGTGTTGAATACCTAGTCAAGCGTGTTCCGAACGAACTATTGGATTCGAGTTCGGCGTGTATTCTGGAGTTTACCGAGGTTAAACCGCGTGTTATCCAAAACACTCAAGCCTCGGCGGATGCTAAAGCGGCTCGAGTCCTGGAGGAATTTGAGAAGGGGGTGCTGCCATCAGTGCAGCGCGTCAAGCTCAAGGCAGAAACGCACCCAACCGACCGAGCAATCGCCGAATGGATTGTTAGTGAGAAGACCAAGCACGCGTCCATTGTGAGTCGGGCGTATGACACTGGTGAAGCCGGTTCTCTTGAGAAGTACACCGACGAGGTCCAGAGCATCGTGCGTATGACGTTGGATATTCTGTTGGTTTGCGGGCCCCCTAAGGAGTACACCGTTGCTTCTGCTGAGGAGGCTATCGTTAAGACGGCTTTCGATTTCTTGGAAGAGCAGCTCTTAAACCCAGAGAATGCTGCATATAGTGCTGAAGAAATTCGTGACATGCTTGGTCGAGCACTCCCCGATAGTTTGCGGAAATCTAAGCGTGATATTGAGGACAATGTTATGGTCAAGCCGGTTGTTAATTCCGACATGATCACGGATCTTTTCGCAGAAGTCGGCGGCGCCGATCTGTTCAAGACCATTGAAGAGAAGCCTACCAAAATGGATGATCTTCGAGACAACGTCATCAAGACCCCGATTGAGCGCAAGATTCTTCATTACACTTGTGAGAGGTGTGGTTCGAAAAAAGATTTGACTTGGTTGGAGGGTGCTGAAATCAGAAACTATATTCCCTGTGATCTGTGTAAGAACATTTGGGAATACAACCATTGGATGAAGAAGGATGACGTGCCTGGAGATAAAGACTAATACAAAGGAGTAATTAATGGCCGGTCAAATCGAGTTGCCAGTTGAAATGCAGACCAGGTATGTGTCAAACACGCGTATGATGAAGACGCCAAAGGGTCGTGACGCGGAGGTTACATTCTCTGGGTCTATCATGATGTGGTTTCATGTAAGAGCTCGGTGCCCTCACACAGATCTTCGTGCTCCTGCTGGTGTTGATTACACGGGTAGGAACATGCCCAGTGAAGCGTCTATGAAGAAGGCCGAAGATGAAGTACTTGAACGTCTCGATGCGATGATCGACAAACTGAAGAGGTGACATAATGATCTGGAACAGATGGCTTAAACGACTTGAGCGATTCTATATCTGGATCGGTCTACTACCGGAGGATGATTAATGGATAGCCCCATTGCTGCCGAGCAGCTCCGCAAATTCGTGGTGAAGAATACCCCAACCGTGATTACTTATGTTGAGCGGGTTATCAAAACCGAAGCTGAAATTGCACATTTGGAACTTCAACTTGCTCGGAATAAGAACCAGTTGGAAACCCAACATGCAGATATGGTTCGACAGATCGATGCTTTTGTAGAGATCGGCCTGTGTAGCACGATTTTCAATGACCGATCGATTTACGGGGATTTTGGTTACCAGAGGTTTCTTGCCAAGTTTCGTATTCAACCAACTGATGATAACAAGGCTGCTGTTTATCGGTTGTATCAAGCCGTTCATCGTCGGTTGTATGACGAAGACAAGACGGAGGGTGATTGATGGAGCAGGTTTATATTTGCCCTGAGTGTAAGAGCACTAAAACGATTGTTCGACCCCCGCACATGAATAAGTTCGTGTTCCTAAACCAACTTCCAGAGAGGGTTATATGTGGTGTTGGTGGATGTCCTAACTACTGCTACCCAGTTGTTAGGGGAACCTAATGGTCAAGTTCATAATCGATCTGCTATGGGTTTGTGCCTGGCAAGCCTGTCCACGTTGCTACTACTGAGAATTAATTAAGGAGACCTAATGACTATGTTGTTTAAGCGCCAAAAGTTCATTCCACGACCAGAGGAAATTGAAGCTGTACAGTTGCGTCATGACAACGTGCTTGAGATGCAACAGTTCGTTGGGGCATACGGATTGCCTGGGCCGTGTGCGTTTGTTGAAGATGATATTCGCAAATTATTGGTACCTACAAATAATACATACACCATTGCTGAAGAAGGCGATTGGGTTTGTAAGAACGACGCGGGTTTGTTCGCCGTCTATGTTGATGAAGTCTTCGGCAAACTTTGGATGAAGTCCGAGCCTGGGTATAAGACGACGAACCACGACACTCAACAACTATACATGTGCGTTAGGTGTGGTGCCTGCGAGTATCACAACTTCAGAGTCACTACCCCCGAGCGGATTGCTTGTCCTGCATGTGGTGGGCGTCATCCGCTTACCGGCCGGTATAAATTTATGTGGATGCTCCCCGAAGGTAACCCCATGTTCGCATACAAGGAGGCGTATCGTAATGCTGCACGACGAGTTTGATCGCATTTTCGAGGAGACTGTAGAGAAGTCTCGCTCTGTTCTGGCTAGTAAGAGTAAGGAATACGCCACCGAGGACAAGCTTCACAACTTCAAGGTGGCTGCTGTCACTGAAGGTGTTAGCAATCGTCGGGCCCTTGGTGGCATGATGGTGAAGCACACTGTGTCAATCTACGACCTGTTACGGGCTGATGAGTGTGCAGACCTTGCTATGTGGGATGAGAAGATTGGCGATCATATCAATTACCTCATCCTCTTGCGAGCTCTTGTGATTGAGGAGCTTGGTGATGAAGTGTTTGAGGCTGTGGCGGATGTCTTTGCTGATGCGCTTAAGCCGAAGACCAATAAGGCCGTTTACCGTGTTCCTGATTTGGGTAAGATCGTACTAAAGACAGACTTAAATCCTCCATCAATGCCTAAGATTACTGATAGTACTCCACTTAAAGTCACGGCGCCTGTCCCTAAAGATGAAGTGCACATCACTTACAAATGCAGTTCTTGTGAGTCAGAGGTTGTGAACATCACGAAGTCCGGGACGATCTATGACCGGATTAGCTGTCGGTATTGTGCTAACACGTATGCTCAACTGCGGTTTATGTATCCGATCATTGATAACCCACGGTCTGGTGTTAAGAACGCAGTGATCTCTGAAGAACTATTTGATGTCAAACCTAAGGCACCGGTGGTAAATCTCAGCTACTTGATCTCTGAAGAACTATTTGATGTCAAACCTAAGGCACCGGTGGTAAATCTCAGCTACTACTGCGCAACTTGTGGCCAGACCAGTATTAAAAAATACCCGAACGACGGTACTTCTATACTGGATAACAGTGGAATGGTGTGTCCTGTGGACAATTGTGGTGGTTGGGCAGAGGTTACTCACTGGTCTACTGTTTGGGAGGATTGATGGATTCTTTACCATACTTCAAGATGCCTGCTTGCATGAAGCACTTCTTCAAAGGCTATAAGTGGTGGTGCAAACGATGTCGTAAAGAAGCGGAATCACAATTCAAAGAGGTTTGTGAGGCTTACTGGGAGTTGAACACTCAATACACCATAGAAGACCACGGATCAAACCAAACTCCAGCAGAGCTTCGTCTTGATGGTCCGCCACCTAAGTGGCTTAAGATGGATACAATTCTGTTCCCTAATTAAGGAGTAATCATATGCCATGGGGTGAACCAACTCCAATTGATTGGCAGGCTCGGGCTGAGAAAGCTGAGGCTGAGTTACGTAATCTCAAAACGTCTATTGGGACTAGTACCTATAAGCTGACTTCTACGATTGATGGCGGTGGTGTTCTTGGTACTATCCATTTGGAAGACGATAGGCTTTGTAATCAGCTCAACGATGGGTTTGGTGTGATGCTGGCACCAGTGCTTCACCCACTCACCAACAATCTACGATGGATCCACACTTTCCGTCCTAGGCAAGAAATGGATGAGTGGGTGTCATATTACCCACCTAAGGAAGAAGCTGAATTCGCTAAGTGGGCTGAGTGTAATCCGTCAATTGATAAGATTGACTTCGCGATGGCCATGGCTTTAGGTCATCAACTACTAATGGAGGAAACTGATAATGATGGATGAAACTGAAAAGATTCTCCGGGAAACTCTTAAGAAGCAGTTCGATGCTCTTACCACAAAGGGACAGAAAATCGGAGGGCTTCAGAGTGATGTTCTTGATGCCGAAAGGGATCTTCGACAACTTAATAAACGTTTGATCTCAGAAAGGGTTAAGTACGAAGAGGACTATGAGGTTCTTCTCGAACTGTTGGAGGTATCTGGGCTTGCTAATCAGATCCGAGATAACGGTATTGGTCTTGGGTTCCTTTATGGAGTCCCGGATTACACCGAGTTTCCGTATAGTAACCCGCTGATTCTTCGTTTGGAACATGCCCTAAGAAACTCTGAGGAGACGTGCGATGACTAAATACAATGGACCGTGGATCTATGAAGTGAAGGGGTCGCTTCCAGCAAAAGAAGGACAGAACTGGCGAAGAAATGTTAGCGCACATGTTGTGACTTTTGATGTTGGCAAAGCGATTGCCCTTTTTCACCATACGTTCGGTTGGAATGAGGTTCGTATTCATAGTGTTGAACAACGCAATGCTGCTGCGCATTTGATTATGGACCCAACCGTTCTTACACGAGAGGCGAACGATGGAACTGATGCCTCACCAGAGGGAAGTACTGAACCGACTGAGTAACGGGAAGATCTTGTGGGGTGGTGTTGGTAGCGGTAAATCCATTGTCGCTCTGGCCTACTACATGGAAAAGGAGATGTTGGATGATATCTATGTCATCACCACCGCCAAGAAACGGGACTCTCTCGAATGGCAAGGAGACGCGGCGAAGTTTGGTATTGGACTCACGGAAGATACCTCGGTTGCCGGCACGTTACACATCGACTCGTGGAACAATATTAGTAAATACGAGGAAGTCAAAGACAGCTTCTTCATCTTCGACGAACAGAGGCTTGTAGGTAACGGAGCCTGGGTCAAGTCGTTTCAGAAGATCGTGAAGAACGGAAACGCTTGGCTTATCTTGAGTGCAACCCCCGGAGATACTTGGCTGGACTATGTTCCAGTGTTCATCGCTAACGGGTTCTACAAGAACGTAACTCAGTTCAAACGCGAGCATGTTGTTTATGCGGCATTCAGTAGATATCCTAAGATCGAACGATTTCTGGGGGTTGCCAAGCTCGAGAAGTTGAAGCAAGAAGTGCTCGTTGAGATGGAGTACTTGAGTGATGCTACTCGTCATCACAAACAGATTGAAGTGTTCTATGACATAGACTTGTTCAACATCGCATGGAAAGATCGATGGAATCCCTTCGAGGATAGACCCATTCGAGAAGCCGGAGAGTTGTTCGCGGTGTGTCGTAAGATCGTGTATGGCGACCCATCTCGGTTGATTGCTCTGCGTGAGTTGATGGAGATTCACCCTAAGCTCATTGTGTTCTATAACTACAACTACGAACTTGATATGCTGCGTGAGTTGAACGACACGTGGTCTGATCTTGTTGGTGTTGGAGAGATGAATGGTGCTGATAGTAAGTGGCCTTCTATTGCAGAGTGGAATGGTCACCGCAAGCAAGAGATTCCTAAGTCTGACAACTGGGTATATCTTGTGCAGTACACTGCTGGTGCTGAAGGTTGGAACTGTATCGAGACTGATGCAATGGTGTTCTACTCCCTGACTTACTCCTATAAGAAGTTCGAACAGTCACAGGGTAGGATCGACAGACTCACGTCTACGTTTAGAGATTTGTACTATTATTCACTGGTTTCAGAGTCTCCTGTGGACCGTGCAGTACGTGCTTCTTTGAATGTAAAACAGACGTTTAATGAGCGTAAATGGGCGGATGAAAATCTGCCTATTTTCGAGGCAGATTGGGGATGAAAAGTAAGTATAGACTATAGGGGGTCTATACTTACTTTTCGAACTTTTCGCGTTTTTCGGTTTTGGACAAATCTGAGCACTTTTTGAGAACTTTTTGAAATGTCGCTGAAAATCGGCTGTTTTGAGGGTCGATATCGGGTGGTTATGAGGCTTTGTAGAGGGCCAAAACCGTGCTGAAAAGTGCTCAAAACGGGTCGATTTCGAGGGTCAAAAAGTAGTGTTTTCAAAAAGTTCACAAAAAATGAACAAAAAAGTGAAAAATTCGAGAAAAAAGAAAAAAGTCTGAAAGTAAGTATAGACCTCCAGAACCCATCCTACATGCGGTTTTGAAAATCCTTATACTTACTTTTCGAACTTTTTTCAGAGCTCTGGACAAATCCAAGATTTTTGTGAAAAACTTTCTTAAAATTGCAGAGGTCTATACTTACTTATATACGCGCGGAAAAAAGTAAGTATAGACCTCTACATTTTATAGAAAGTTTTTCGACAAAGTCTTGTTTTTGTCAAAATCGCCAAAAAGTTCAAAAAGTAAGTATAGACCTACCCTATTTTTTAGGACCTTTATACTTACTTTTTTGAAAAGATTTGAGGACTAAAATGGACGAAATTTGGGCCAAAATTCTTGGCTTTCCAAAGTACTCTGTAAGCACTCACGGACGCATCCGAAATGACGTTCGAGAAAGGTTGGTCAAACAAAGCTGTACGATGCAAGGAATGTCTAAGGTTGGGTTGATGAAGGACGGTAAACAATATACCAAGTCGGTGAAGCTTCTGGTGGCAAGCGCGTTTGTTACTGGTCAAACAGATATCTTTGACTCTCCGATCAATTTGGATGGTGATCAACAGAACAACCACATTGAGAATCTGGTGTGGAGGCCGGCCTGGTTTGCTTGGAAGTACACTTCTCAGTTCAAGACTGTTGACGAGTATGTAACCATTGGGCCAATTGTGGATCGACATACTGGTTTGTTGTACGATAACGTTGTTAGCGCGGCCACTACGAATGGTCTACTGTTCTACGAGATCAAGTTGGCATTGGTGAACAAGGTTCCTGTGTTTCCAACATGGCATCTGTTTGATTGGTACAGAGAGGGTTGAATGGGGGTGAAATCAAAAGTAAGTATAGAGTCGCAGCAATAACATGGGCTAATATAGGAGAATGTCCATTTTTCTTTTGCTTGGGGGCATTATGAGAGAGAACAAATACCAGGCATACATCATTCAAAAGTTGTATGAAATGTTTCCTGGTTGCGAAGTACTCAAGAATGACTCAAGTTATAGACAGGGCATTCCAGACCTAGTTATTTTTTTCGGCGACAAATGGGCCACGCTCGAAGTCAAGGCCTCACGTTTTGCAACAGAGCGCCCCAATCAACGATACTATGTCGAACGGATGAATGAGATGTCTTTCTCTGCGTTCATCTATCCGGAAAACGAAGAAGAGGTACTGAATGAACTTCAACAAGCATTCAGAAGTAGACGGAAAGCACGCGTTTCTAAGTCCTAGTTCATACCATTGGGTTAACTATACAGACCAGAAACTCGTTGCTAAATTCTATTCGTATCGAGCTGCCGATAGAGGTACGGCGCTTCATCGAATCGCACAGCAGTGTATCACACACAAGATTAAGTTATCCAAGTCATATCCCACAATGTCTATGTATGTAGCCGACGCAATCGCTTATCAGATGGAAGTTGAACAACCACTCTTCTATTCGATCAATTGCTTTGGCACGGTTGATGCTATCTCTTTCCGACGTAACAAACTTCGAATTCACGATTTGAAGACGGGTATCACACCCGCTTCTTTCAAGCAATTAGAGGTGTACACGTCTATTTTCTGTTTAGAGTACAACATTGATCCTCGTGACATTGACATCGAGCTTCGCATCTATCAAAACGATGCTGTTGATAAACACGTCCCAGACCCAGACACCATTCTAGCGATCATGGACAGAATCATTGACTTCGATAGTAAACTCGAATTACTCAAAGCGGAAGGGGAACTGTAGTGATCATTGATGAAGATGCATATCTTGCCCACTACGGAATCCTGAGACGTAGCGGTCGATACCCATGGGGATCAGGTAACTCTCAATCCAGTCGTAACAAGAAGTTTCTTGAGGTTATTGGTGATCTCGAGAAACAGGGAATGTCTCCTGTTGAGATCTGTAAAGCTTTTGACATTCATGATGAACAGGGTAACGTTACCGAGCATTTCTCTACTACACAGCTTCGAGCTGCTAAGAAGATCGCTAAGAACGAACAGAAGCAGGCACAACAGGACCAAGCCCAGCGTCTTAAGGATAAGGGTCTTTCTAACCCGGCCATCGCTAAGAAGATGGGTCTTCCTGGTGAGTCTAGCGTTCGAGCACTACTTGCTCCTGGCGCAAAAGAGAAGGCCAGTATTCTTACTACGACTGCCGAAATGCTTAAAGAGCAGGTCGCAAAGAAGACATACATCGATGTTGGTAAGGGTGTAGAGCACCACAACGGTATCACTAAGAGCACTCTTGATGGCGCTGTTGCAATGCTTCGTGAAGAAGGATACTCGTTACACTCAGTTCCTGTCGAGCAGTTGGGTACTGGTAAGAAGACCAATGTTAAGGTGTTGGCTCCTCCAGGTACTGAGTGGGGTCAAGTTGCTCAGAACAAGTTCAACATCCAACAAATTGCTAGTCGATCTAAGGATCTTGGGCGAACGCAATTAGGGATTAAGACGCCTCTGTCGATTGATTCTAAGCGGGTTCAGGTTGTTTATGGTCCTGATGGTGGCAACAAAGCGGACGGCGTTCTCTTTGTTCGACCTGGTGTTAAAGATGTGTCTATTGGTGGGGCAAGTTATGCACAGGTTCGTGTTACTGTAGATGGCACGCATTACCTTAAGGGTATGGCTGTGTATAAGCACGATCTACCTAAGGGTGTGGACATTCAGTTTAATACCAACAAGTCTGACACTGGTAATAAACTTGATGCTCTGAAACCATTGAAGACCATTAAGAAGACGGGTAAGATTGATAAAGACAACCCGTATGGTGCCAACATTAAAGACCAGATTATCGAGAAGATAGATGGTAAAGAAGTTGTCACCTCTGCTATGAACATTGTGAATGATGAAGGTAAGTGGTCTGAATGGTCACGAACTCTGTCGTCGCAGATGCTTTCTAAGCAGAACCCCACCCTTGCTAAGAGGCAATTAGATCTAACCTTTAAACAGCGACAAGAAGAATTCAAGAGAATCTCTGAACTAACAAATCCTGAAGTTAAGAGGAAGCTGTTAGAAGACTTTGGTGATGAATCTGATTCTGCTGCTGTACATCTTAAGGCAGCTGCTATTCCGGGTACACATGGGCATCATGTGATTCTACCTATCTCTAGTATGAAGCCTACAGAGATCTATGCGCCCAACTATGCACAGGGCGAACGTGTTGTTCTGATTAGACATCCTCATGGTGGGACGTTCGAGATTCCTGAGCTTACTGTTAACAACAGAAACAAGGAAGCTAAGACTCTTCTTAAGCAGGCTCGTGATGCTGTTGGTATTCACCATAGTGTAGCAGAACGTTTGTCTGGCGCTGACTTTGATGGTGATACGGTTCTTGTGATTCCTAATAGGGACGGCAAGGTTAAGAATACTGCCGCTCTTGAGAAGCTTAAGAACTTTGATCCTCAACACCAGTACAAAGAGTACCCAGGTATGAAGAGGATGACTAAGAGTCAGACCCAAGCACAGATGGGCGAGATCAGTAACCTCATTACTGACATGACAATTAAGAAGGCGTCTACTGATGAGTTAGCACGGGCCGTCCGTCATTCTATGGTAGTTATTGATGCCGAGAAGCATGGGCTTAACTTCAGACAGTCTGCTATTGACCACAACATTGCGGAGTTGAAGCTTAAGTATCAGGGCCCACGTGGTTCTGGTGGCGCATCTACGTTGATCTCTAGAGCAGGGGCTGATATACACGTCCCTCAACAGGATCTTCGTAAGGCGTCTAAGGGTGGGTCGATTGATCCTAAGACTGGTGAAAGAGTCTATGATCAAACGGGACGTACCTATACCCACCCTAAGACCGGTAAGGTGATTCCAAATACCTCTGTAGTAAAGGCTCTTGCTAATACTAAAGATGCACACACCCTATCTTCTGGTACTCGTATTGAGAGTATTTATGCTGATCATTCCAATAGACTTAAAGACTTGGGTAACAAGGCACGTCTTGCGTCTCTTAGTGTTCCGAAGTCTAAGTACTCTGAGTCAGCAGCTAAGACATACGCCTCTGAAGTGAAGTCCCTGGTTGCAAAGTTAAGACTTGCTGAACGTAATGCTCCATTAGAACGCCAGGCCCAGATCATGGGCAACGTGGTCTATAAGCAGAAGCTTGCCAATAATCCAGGCATGGACTCAGCAGAGAAGAAGAAGCTTAAGTACCAGGCAATCACGGCCACCCGTGCACGAATGGGTGCGCAGAAGCAGGCTATCGTCATCACAGACAGAGAATGGGAAGCTATCCAGGCCGGCGCCATCACGCCAAGCCGCTTCA